GAAGCAGTAAACGGGATACCTGGAGTACCCCACGCAGATCGCATGAATATGTCCACCGCAGAAGGTGCATATTGGGATGTCGGTCGTGGTATATCAGACCACGATAAGCGATGGCTGTTCGACGTCGTCACAGAGGAGGGGAAACCCGATAAATACGTACCAAAACCCGAATTAAAGGGAAGAATTGTGTACGCTCTACAACAAATGGAAAAGGGAGAAGTACCTAGCATTTTGTTTAGAGAGACCCTCAAAGACGAGCGTCGGCAGTTGCGACACACCACCAATCTCAAGAACGACCCTAATTTCGTTCCAAAAACAAGAAGTTTCACTGTTTGTCCAGTGGAATTTACGATTTTGGTTCGAATGTTCTGTTTTTCTTTCGTACAAATGATTGAAGAAAACAGAGAGCGTCATGAGATACAGGTGGGTATCAATCCGATGGGAAGTGACTGGACGTCGCTACATCAGAAACTCAGAGAAAACTCACCCTTTGTTATAGCGGGGGATTTTGGCAATTACGATAGGGGAAACCCAGCCGAAAATCTTGAATGCTCTGGGAATGTCATTAATCGTATTTACAACGATTCAGAGACTAATCAGAAGATTAGACATATCTTGATGACTACAGCATATACTCACCTTTCGTTGGTGGATAATTTTGTAGTTGTTGTAGATAAAGGTCTACCTTCGGGTTACCCTTTGACATCTGTCGTAAATTCAGTTAACAACGATATTTATAAATATATGGCGTGGTTGCATTTGGCACCACAAGAATATAAATCGTTGGATAACTGCGATAGTATGACTACCTCAGCATACTATGGAGATGATCATCTCCATAGCGTTAAACAAGAGGCGTTGAAATTCTTTAATCTTCGTACGCTTGGTAAATTCTTTTCTGAAAGTGGAATTAAGTACACCGATGAACACAAGAATGACTGGCGAGAAGCTGAAGAATTCAGCACTCTGGACAAAGTGTCTTTCTTAAAGAGAGGCTTCGTAGAGGATAAGAGTGGTTTCATTTTGTCACCACTTAGTAAAGAAACCATAGAAGGTCGATATCTCATGTGGATGAAATCACCTAATGTGGAAGAATACGAAATCCTTACGGAGTTGATTCAAAACTCTTTGAGAGATGCTATGATGTGGGGTCCAGAATACTTCGATGAACAGAACATGTCTATTTTAAAGGCACTTCAGTCCGTCGGATGTTCAGACATCATGCCGATACTATCCTATCGCAGCGAATACGATCGTTGGATAAGGATATGCAGTGGGGAACTACTAGATAGTACCTCGTATATTTCAGGTCAAAATTTCGGTTTGTAATCGAGTTTTGGTAACAGTGTCCCATTGGGGATAATCTTTTGTTTGAGTCAAGCGCAGAGCGTAGGCGAGAAGGGTTAGAGGGTCACTTTAAAATAATTAACTTGAACCCCAATGCCAAAAAAAAAAAAAAAAAAAAAAAAAAAAAAAAAAAAAAAAAAAAA